GATTAATTGTATGGAAGGAGCTGAGTAAATGGAATATTGTAAAAGATGTGACAGTTTCTACCAAGTAAATGATTACCACACTTGTTTTAGTGAGTATGAGAACATTAGGAGAATGAATAAGGCTTACACATTAAAACAGCAAAGTAAAGATGGTATTGCTAACTATGATATTAATGATATAGTAACTATTGATAAAGACTTATTACATCATATACTTAGAGATGAGATGATGAATAACTTGTTAACTATTCTTGGTATCAACGACTTTAACAAATGGTATGTTGAGACAGTAGGTGGTCCAGCACCATTTATTAATGTTGGCCATAAGAAGAAAACAAGAACCAAACAAACAAGAAGGTATAAGAACCAGAAATACCATATTCTTGATGAAAAGGAAATGGAATTTAAATAACCAAACAAATAACTTAGGAGACTAACATGAAATTATATAAAAAGATAAATACTAAATACGGTGTTGTTTATAAGAAGGTAGATAAAAGCGAGAGTGAAGGCGGCGCGGATGTTGAAAGAATTACTCCTGACACTCTTTTAAGTAAAGAACAACGAGAAATGGTTAAAGAGGCTATTGCAAGGCAAGATAGGCAATTAGCATCAGGTAACTTTGAGGTAATAGAAAGAGATACGATTAATGGTAAAGCATTATCTATGAGGCCTAAAAATCCTCTTGATATAACTAATTGGAATGAAGATACTATCTATCGAGACTTAAATGGTAGATATGAAAATATATTCTCACATATGAATAAACTATGGTGTGACGGTCATGGCTTTGAAGATGGTAAATGTAGTATGTATGCGAGAATGTTAGTAGAAGTATTTGATAAGATAAATGAATTGAGTGGCCGCGACATGTCACAAGATTTATGCTCTTATCATAAAGACGACAAATAACCAAAAATAATAAACTTAGGCAGAGTCCTTAAATCGCGAGATTAAGGGAGTGTTTTGACATAGTGTGAACATAGTAATCCTCCAAAGAGTATCACACAGTCTCCTTTAGCACTTGGTTAACTCTGCCGCTTAATTAGAGAGAAAGTTGTGGCTAAAACTACCATTCACTGAAAGCGTAGTCTTTCTCTCTACACACTAAAAGGAGAAATAAATGATAACATCAATAATAATAATAATAGCTATAGTTTTATTAACATACAAACAAAGAACTATAAATAACCAATTACATAACGAAATAACTACTAATTCTAATTGTATTGAAGAGTTAGAGTCATTCACATATCACCCTGAATCTGAAATAAAAGATTGGATAGAAGATGGAACTCGTGACATACAATATGATTTAGATAACCATGCTTCTGAAATAGAAAATTTAGGGTATGATAAAGCCAATAGTGACTATGTAGATGGAGAAATACAAGACGTTCATAAGAAACTAACAAAAATAATAAAAGAAGAAATAGAAGAATGGAGTGTATTATTTGATAGAGTTCGTAATATAACTGCATATCTAAGTTCTACAACATCTGATTTTCAAAAGACTCTTAATGATAGTGGTAATCCTATTGCATATGATAAAGACAATAATGCAGAAAAGGCTGTTCGTATTCTTCAATTATGTAAAGATGCAATTAATAATAATTTCCCTGATGATGAGGTAGGTGGTATATCTATTACATTTAATGGTGATGAATATTCTCTTGCAACTAATGAAATTGAAGGAGCTGAAGACAATGAATAGTTTTGCTAACTTACAAAAATGGCTTGATAAAGCAGGTTATAAATTAGGGTATGATATTCATAATATACCTGAACCAAAATACTGGCATTTAATTGAAAGATTAGGTATTTACGCTCACACTTGGTATGGCTATAACGAGCAAGAACAGTATGATTGGTATGAAAACGATAATTATAGGGACTTTTTAAATAAATATGAAGGGAGCTAAGATGACATATGATATGCATTTAGTATCAAATGAAATTGAAGATAACAGAGAACCAGAAGATAGAGATAATAAAATCTTTTGGCTTGATAAATTTCAAGGCGAAGCAAAAGGTGGTTTAATGTATCGCTCTAAAACAGCTATAGATATAGAAACTGTTGAAGAAAAGTTTAATGTTAAAGTAGTTGGTATAAAAATTGACCCTGACTATGAATCAGGTAAAGCTTCTTGGACAATAGAATATATCACAGCGGTGGAGGAAGATAAATGATTATGAAATGTTGTTTTGATGATTGTTATAATGATTGTGGTATTTACGGACATAATGCAGAACCTGCAGCATCTGGGAGGTGCTGTGGGGACTGTAATGGGACTGTTGTAGTTCCATTTAGAATACATTTATTATTAACCGATAAAATAGGAGATAAAAATGAGTCAAGATAAAATAACTATACCATATAGTGCTTTTACTAAATTGGTAAGCGAATTTGCTAAAGAAATGTATAAAAGAAACCCTGACGCTGATAGAGCAACTGAACCTATTGATGTGCCTTTTCTTGACCATATGCTTGATTTGCAATTTCAACATTTAGACAAAAAAAGTGTTAAAAATATAATTAAAGGAGATAAAAATGAGTAAAGATAACAAATTCTCTAATCATAGTGTAGAAAAGAGCAAAGGCATTAGAGCTTCTTGGATAGAAACAGCAAATAAACTGTTGTTAGGTCGTAAAATAGTTAAAGTAGAATATATACCTGTTAAAGAAACAGATGATATGATGTGGGAGCATCAGCCTGTATGTTTTCTTTTAGATAGTGGTGATTGGGTATATCCTATGATGGACGATGAAGGTAACGAAGCAGGTTCTTTAGTAGTTG